TTTAATATTATCGGTTACCAATGCTACTTTGTCAAATCCTTTTCGCTGAGTATTTTTAATGCTTAGTGCTAAAGCATAGGCCAATTTCAAATAGTCAACTGAATCGTTTTTAGAAACTACAATTAGGTATCCAAAAGTCATAGTATCTCCAAAAATTCTTTTGCAGTTCTAATTATACTTTGTTTGTTCATTACATGGACGTCTAGATCTTTAATGGATGCAATGACCACTTGATCTTCACTCATATTGTCATTTAGGTAAACACGCAATTGATTTTTACTAACAGAATGAATTAGATCTTTATCTAACAGTGTTAATATCGGAGGGAGATTTTCAGCTCCGGTATCGAATCCATTAAGCATATGTTTTGCTATGCTAAAAGCAATGTCATTTCTGTATTGTTTAGGATTAAATCTAAATAAATCTGCAAAATAATTATAATTTGTACGAATAACATCTACTAGATCAAAAAATATTTTAGATTCATTGTTTTTAGTAAACATCACTGTGGTTGCCCAGTATAACGGAATTCCGGTTTCAGAAACCCAAGAATCCAAAATACCTTTTCTATCTCCCCTAACATCTTGCATAGCCGGAGATAGCATTACATTTGAATTAACATCCCAATACTCATTAAGCCTGTTAGACATTATTAAAAAATCACTGTCTATTAACAATGTTCTATCATATGGAGTAAGATCCCAAACTGAGGCTCTATTTGAATTTATAAAAGGAACTGTTTTAGAAGTGTATCCATCGTTGAGTACTCGAATATTTTGAGTAACAGGTTTTTCAATTTCTATAATTTTATCAAAAATTTCTTGAGAAAGATCATAGATATTGGAAGTTTGCATCCATTCTACTGTAGACTTGTCAACTACTAAAGATACTGGAACTTGCAGATTTGTTTTTGCAAACTTTGCAGATACCAAAGACATTAAAGCATAATCAATATCTCTACTGTTGTGTGCAAATATTAATATTCCGTTTTTCATAAATCTACTAATTTTTCAACTGTTCTACTTTTTTTAATTTTTTCATATTCGCTCATATATTCAAAGCTAGCTGAAAAATATCTATCAAAAATTTCATCTCGAAATTTTACTAAGTCGTCAATGAGTACAGGATTTTCGTTGGCATCAATTAATGGGATACCAGATACTCTACCCTGATCAATACATAATTGAACAAAAGAAATTAGAGAGTGGTCGATGTGAAAAATGCCGCCGGCGGCACCATAGGTTAATTTAGCTTGTAGTTTTTCTTTTAGAAGCCTTCTTTGTATTGCAAGTGTTTGGCGATACTTGGAAAAATCCAATGCAGTTTGTAAACGGTCGTCCATAATCATCCTCAGTTATAGTAGCATATTATTTATATGCTGCTGTGATTGATGAAAAATTATGTTCCGCCGATTGCGGTGATTGAATATGTAGGTCTAGTAATAGTAAAGGTTCCAGATGGAACTAAAGATCCTGTGGCTCTTTTTTCAGTAACTGTTACTGTTAATGTTCCGTCAACAACGTCGTCGGGGCCCGGAGCACCTGGATCAGTATAATTGTCAACAAATCTAACTCGAATAAACACAGTGGTAGCTGTACCAGCAGAATTATCTGCAACATCACACTTGGCATCTAAATTATAACTATTTGATGCATATGGAGCAGATGAAGATAATGTATAGAAATTTTGATAAGAGTTGGTTAATTTGTAAAAATTTTGACCGTTCATTGGACTAAATCCAGCAGATGGCGTTTGACTGCCAAATGACTGCATTCCAGCAGCTGTGGTTAAATTAGACCAATCACTATTTTGAGCAGTAGCAGCTCCGTTGATTCGTGAAGATTGTATTCTAATCTGTCCGCCGCTGTTGAAAAACCAACGGCATAAATTGGCATTGGCAAAAGTTGCTGTGACTTCGCACACAACTAAACTATTCCATTGAGTAGATCTAGTAGAGCTTACTGCACTTTCAGTTAAAAATCTACCTGAACCTATATTGAATCTGTTTGATACGGCGGTAGTGATTAGGCCACTGTACTGTGTATTATTGGTAAAAGAAAGAGTCTGACCTTCATTGATATCGGTAATTGTTGGTGCTACCCCATCTTGATGTGTTCGAGAATTAACAATATCAAATCTCAAAAGATCCCAGTCGTTTTGACTGATTTTTTCATGGTTAACTTTAGCGGAACTTTGCAAAGTTTGACCATATCCATAGGTGGCCGAACCGTTGCCAATAATATCAATTATGTTAGCACGTAGATTGTTGTAGTCTGTGGTCTTTATAAGATCATTAACAGCCATTGTAGTCCTTAATCCTTTTCATAAGACTATTTATACAGGTGTTAAGAGCCAGATATGCCAGAGATGGAGTAACCGGGTCTTGTTATAACAAACGGCCCGGTGCCTAATGGTTGTAGTGTGCCAGATGCTCTTAATTCGTCTACAGTAAGAGTCAGTGTACCATTAACGTTATCTGGAAAACTTGGGCTGCCGCCACCACCATATGTATAGGTATCAGTATAGGTGACTCTAAAGGTCAAAGTGGTAGCACCACCTATTGTATTATCAGCCACATTAGAAACTACTTCAATTCTATATTGATTTACTGTGTACGGGGCACTTGAGCTCAAGTTGAAAAATGTTTGATAGCTATTTGTTAAATTATAAAAATTTAATCCTGCGGTATTTCCGCCAAATGCCACTGTGCCTGCAGTATCTAGTACATTTGACCATGAAGAATTTTGCGGACTTGCTGTACCACCTGTTCTAGAACTTGCGCATCTTATCTTGCTGCCGCTGTTAAAAAAATAGCGAGCTTGATCGGCCGTGCTAAATGTCACTGTTACTGTGGCTGTAAGACTAGAATTCCATGCTGTGGTTCGAGTGGCCGACGTGGCCGACTCAATGACAAATTGTCCAGTACCTATATTAAATTTATTTGCAATTGCAGTATTTGCCTGAGTGTTATATTGATTGTTAGGATGTCCTGCGCCGTATCGTACAGGTTGACCCGAAGTGGCAGTAACAATTGTTGGTGATAATCCATCTTGATGGAGTCTGGCATTAAATATGTCAAATCTCAAATTGTCCCATTGCGCTTTTGTCACTGTATTGCCAAAGGCCACAGAAGAACTCAGCAGTGTTTGGCCGTAGCCTGATTGGCCGGCGCCTGTTCCCATAATACCAATAATTTTTGTTCTTATTGTATTATAGTCTACTGCTTCAATTATTAATCCTGTACCTGCAGCCATTTTAAATCCTTATAATATTACAGCTTCAACAAGTTTTACACTTGTATCGCTATTAGATTCTAATGCAACTGCAAACACTTCACTAGAATGATGAACTGCTACAGAAGCACAACCTTCATTGGCTGCTATTAAATTGTCGCCTTTTTTCACTAAACCCATTACCTTTACTGGAACACGACCTTTAAGAGCAATATAAGTGCCGCCTTCTAAATCTCGATTCATCATAAATGCAGGATTAGCACTGACCACTCCAATGGCACGTTTACCCCAAGTGCTGGCAGTGACTTCTTTTTCGCCGCCGACAACTACCACTGTTCCGGTGTCGTATTCTCGATCTGCTAGATATTTTTCTGCTAAATCGGCATATTGTGCTGAGGTAGCAGTTCCATTAAGTATGTTACAATAGATGTTTGCACTAGCATCTCTTGCCACAATTGTGTTTGCTGTTGATGTATGTACAGCAGTTCTGTAAGCACTGTTATACAACAACGTGTTTGCCTGTGTAGCTGTACCAGTGAATTGATTGGCCACTAGGTTACCACTGGCATCTCTTAGAGCAATGGTATCAGCAGCAGCAGTAACGTCTTGTATTTTATTATTCAATTGCAAGGCATTACTGGCTGTTCCATTAACAGATCCTACATATACCGCTGTGCCTGCACCTGCACCTGAATTTAATACGGTGACTCCTGTGGACGAAATTATATTACCAGTCAAAGATCCGTTGACTGCTCCGATCACGTTGCCTGTGACATTACCAGTGACATTGCCTGTGACATTGCCAGTGAGAGCGCCATTGAATGTGGTAGCAAACACAGTGGCCCATCTTGCAGATGTAGCACCTAGATTTCTTGCATTGTTTGCTGCCGGATAGATAGCATCTGCACCAAATACATAGTCTCTGTCGCCTCCGGATGTCACAATTCTTACAGTGATTGTTTGAGATCCAGAAGATCCCAGTTGATTAGAAATAATAGGTTGGTCGCCGGATTCAACAAATACTTTTAAATCATCAGTGTCACCTAAAGTGTAACCAACGTCATAAAATTTTGCCCCACTTGGAAACAGTGCATTGGTATTTCTTAGATATTCACTGGCTGCAAAACCTCCTAATTTAGCAGCATTAGAAGCTGTGCCCCAATGAATATGATCATCTGTGGTTACTCCGGTAGACGGAGTATTAATCAAGGTAAGACCTTTCTTGATTTCACTAAAACCAGTAATAGGATTCACTGACGGATTTAATGTAAACGCAGTCTTGCTCATTATATATTGCGTATCGCTGCTAACAGTGAATTTGATAATTGTGTGATTTACATTGCTGACATCTTTTACTACCACTACTTCTACAGCAGTGGCACCGGGATCTTCTGCTATTTGAGGACCTACCAACACAAAAGATGTACCATTAGATACATACAGTTGCTCAGTGGTGGTGTCTAACCAAAAATCTCCAGCAACAAGTCCGGACGGTGCTGTTGCACTAACTTCAGATCCGCCAGATGTTCTAAATCTAGATCCATCATAGAATTTAATCTTTTTGTTTGCGCTGTCAAACCAAACTTGACCTAGTACAGCTCTTGGTGGAGCAGAAGTATTGGCAAAATTCTCTAAAAGGTGTAAGAAATTTTCGTTCTGTACTTCGCCATAGCCTGCGTAATTTTTACCTAAGAAGCGTAGATCAGTAGTGGTATCAATGGTACCGTCTTCTACTGAGACTAAAAACGTGCCATTAAATTTGTCTACTTGATATGCCATCAATCTACTCCAATATTATTCTATTATTTATCTGAGTAGATTTATTATAATCTACCCACAGCAACTTCGATTATGCCTTCTATGCCATTGAAATTGTCAAGTGCTTTGCCTATTACAGTGCCCATTTGTGGAGTTTGGGTAGTTCTAGCAAACCCGTTTCCACCACTAATCAACATATCGCCCTTTCTTATTGGGCCTCTAACTTTACAAGGTGTTCTTCCCTGTAATGCTACAGCTGCCACGTATGTGCCTTGACATTTACTGTTCATTAGGTATGCAGGATTTGTGGTGACAACTCCAGCAACTCTGTTGGTACCATCTTGTGCAAGTGTAACTTCAAATTCACCACCAAATTCTAGCACTGTACCTGGGGCATAGTCTGCATCTGCAACATAGTTTTCGGCCAAGTCAGCATACTGTGCGCTGGTAGCAACACCGTTAAAAATATCTGCATATACGCTGCCAAATGTTCGGCCTGGGAGCCCTATATTGCATTTGCTAGAAACATCTCCTACAAAAGTAGGGTCCGATGTGCCGCCGGCGGCAAGTGCTACAGAGCTTGAAATAAACTCAAAACTTGCTTCATCGCCAGTTTGAAATGCATCATTGATAGTGATTGTAAGGCCTAGACCGTTAGTAATAGCTAGAGTAGGAGCATTTCCATTTATAAACAAATGTATTTCTCCTGCATCTCCTATGGTCGCTCCTGCATCCGTAACTTCTACTCCTGCCAATGTTCCCACCGAAGTCAACGATGAATCAATTATTCCGGCAGCTAGAGTTGTTCCACTCAAGGTACTAGCTGCGGCTGTAACTGTAATATCTTGCGATCCGTTAAACTGCACACCATTAATGGCTCGTCCGGGCGCTAGTGTGCTGGCCTGTGCTGCAAGCCCGTTAAATGTAAACCCTTGTATGTTGTTGGCCACAAGATTGTAAAATGTACTGGTACCAGATATTGCAGTGACATTGCCTGCCAACGGACCTATAAATTGATCGGCAGTGATGGTACCACCGGCAAAACTACCCGTACTATCTCTAGCAACTACCTTACCTATGGTGTTGATCGACGATGCATCTACTGCCCAAGTAGTAGCAGTACTGCCGTTAAAATTACTACCTGTTAAATATGTGCCTCTAGTAAGGATAGCAGGAGTATTGGCAGTAATAGTAATATCATTGTTACCATCAAAGTAGGCGCCATTGATAAATCGTCCGTTTTGAAATCTGGTAGCAGTGGTTGAATTGCCTAAAAGATTGCCGTTGATCACGGTGTTTGTTGATAGAGTAACACCTTTTTGTAACTCATTAAAACCAATAATAGCATCTAAAGTATTAATTGTAAAAGTATCAGAACTGTGTATGGATAATACTTCATCATTGACCGATACCAATAACACTGCGTGATTTACACTGCTGATATCTCTTAAAATTGCTGCTTTGATTCTTGTTTCACCAAAGCCAGATACTCCCTCAGGTCCTACAAGCGTCCATCCTGATATAGTAGAATAAACATACAATTGTTTGGTTGAGATTTTATACCAGAGAGCACCTTCAGTCGGTCCAGAAGGTGCATTTTCCAAAGCTGTTGCAGCTCCTACAGGCACCCAATTGGTTCCATCATAGGTATTTAATTTGTTATTAACGCTGTCGTACCAGGTTTGACCTTCTAGTGCCCGAGCAGGAGGATTTGTTCCGGCAAAATTTTCTAAAAGAAATAGAAAATTTTCATTCTGTACTTCTCCGTAGCCCACATAATTTCTACCGAGTAAACCAATACTTGTAGAAGTATCTAAAGTTCCGTCTTGAAGAACAACAAGTTCTGACCCGCTATATTTGTTTATAATGTATGGCATTGATTCGCTCCTTATGTATTTAACTTAAGAGCTAAATGTCCAGACACCTGCCTGTAGTATGTAAGTTTTTACAGTTCTAAAAACGCTGATAGGTTGCGCACCAACAGCAATAGGACTTACAATTGTTTGATTTGTTATAGCAAATGCAGTTCCTGTTGGAGTAACAAATTCAGCAGTAGACGGAGCTCCAAGACTGGTGACAGCAGTAGAACTGCTATTTGCCAGTCTTGTACACAAGATTCTAGCCAATGTGCCGTTTTCGTATTCGTTTACGGGAGCCAAACTTGTTAAAATTATAGCAATATCGCCGTCGGTTGGAAAATCTGATACATCTATACTGAATGCCAATGATCGAGTTCTTACCACATTCAACACATATTTCTTGTTTGTGGCTTCTGATAATTCAGTAGCACCTAATGCGGTGCCGATCGATCCAGTATTTTCAGTAGTTTGCACAGGTGAATTTTGACTAGTAGTAATCAATCCCGTCAGCAAAGGTGAACCAATTAATACAATGTTTCCAGTGCCATCGGGTGCTAGCTCTAGATCTAAAGAACTTATGGTAGATATTCTTTGATTGTCCATAAAAATATTGTCTACTGACAAATTTATCAAAGTTCCTACATTGTTCAAATTAGGAAAAGAACTTGAAAAACATTGTGTTGAAGTTAACACTGTATTTCCAGCAATTTTATAATTTTGTCCTGCGGCTAAATTAATATTTTCTGTGCTAAACCATCCAACATTTTTATCCTAAGTAAATTCATGGTCACTGTTTCCTCTCAGAATAATTCCACCGCCGTCGGCATATTCATCAGTATTAGAAGAACTATCACCAAGACTGGCTAAAACAACATTTTTGTCTTCAATTGTCAGCACACTGGTATTGATTGTGGTTGTATTTCCTTGAACCACAAGATCGCCTACCACTGTAAGATTACCACCTACTGTGGTTAAACTATTGACAAATCCGTCATATATTTTTACTTCTCGAGTTGGTGAAATAATGTTCACTGCTGTTTCGCTGACAACTCCTTTTTGTACAGCAAAACTGAGATTTTTATTTGAAGCTGTGTTGTACAATCTCACATTGCCGGCGGCAACGTTGAATGCTCCTTCAGTACCGGCTCCCACATTAAGTCCGCTGTTGTTGGTAATAATCAACGGTTCTGCAAAATTGTTTGCCTGATCTCGACGGGCATAAAGAGATGCAATAACAGTGTCAAGGCGGTCTGCGTTGGTTGCAGTGACATTGAATTTTATACCCGCTAGTGTTCCGGCATTAAATCCGGGAATAATACTTCCACTAAAACCTTCAATGTTTAATTTAGGAGTAAATGTGTCTTTGGCAAATATTCCTAACAAAATTCCATTGTTGTATAGATAGGTTACAACACGGGATGCATTTAACGAATCTAAAATAGTTTCAACTTTGAATCCACTGAGTCCCTGTGCCTGAGAATAAGCAGGACCAAGCAAAATAAAACTAACACCGTCATAGAAGTATAGTTGTTTACTAATGTTGTTAAACCATAGATCACCGGCGCCTGGTTGACTAGGCTGAGAATTCGAAATACTGGCCGAGCTTACTGGAACAAATCCTGTACCTGTGTAAACTTTTAGTTTTGCTTCGCTAGAGTCAAACCATATCTGTCCCCTAATCGGATGCTCAGGTCTACTAGTGCCTGCAAAATTTTCTAAAAGTTTTATAAAATTTTCATTTAACGATTCACCAAAGCCACTGTAATTTTTTCCTATCAAGGTAATGTCAGTTGTTAAGTCATCAACTTGACCATCAGCCACAGTAGCTAATAGTGTTCCGTCTGTTTTATTAATCGAATACGCCATTTTTTATCCTTTAGAATGCAGGAGGTCCTGACCTAATAATGTAGTTTATAGTTAGAAACGGATTCATTAATGAAAATGCGTCGCTTAACGGACTTGAAGTTTTAATGCCTCCTGAGTTAGGAAGATAATTAAATTTACCTGCTGCTGTTGGTCCTGCATCTAAAAATGCACCAAAATCAGTTGGCAAAGCGGTATCTAATTTTACAGCGGCATATTGGCCGCCAGTGCTACCTACCATATCGTGTTCGTGATCTGGGAGATTTCTAGTCAACAGTGTTTGTGTTGATGCACCACTGCCTTGACCAACATTCTGAGGTTCAGTTCCGGATACTCTTCCCATTGCTCCGCCACCGCCTTCTACATATCCACCAGTGCTGTTGGGCACTGTGATACCGTTATCCATGTTATCTCTTCCTAGCGCAAATCTACCTCTTAGATCAGGAATTCTAAAAGTATTAACTCCAACCAACGGATCATTGCCGTTATAGACTGTGCCAATGATATCGTATAAATCAGAAAATTTTCCTCTTTCTACTTCGCCGCCATCGCAGAACAAAAATCCATACGGAGCACTGGCACCTGCATAAGGCAGGATAGCACCGATGGGCAATCCTAGGTCAGCTATAAATGTATCTCTAGATTGTTTAAGTAATCCGCTGGTACTTGATCTAAAAACCAAAACAAAATCATCTGTTTTAGATCTGTTAGGAAGGGGCTCTGCTTTGCTACTGATAATAGAAGAAGAAAGTGTTGTGTTAAATGTTTTTGTGTACCCGCCCGTGCTACCGTTAAAAGTTATTGGAGCTGTTGACGCTATATCTCCCGTAATAGAGAATGATGTTGTATTTTGCAAACTAGTGGCGGTGACAGCATTACCGCTGATATCTCCTCCTAGAACTCCTTCTACAGTTTCTGCTATAATGGTCTGTGCTCTAATTGTTTTCCAACGTTTGGTAGCACTACCAAATTCAAAGGTATCATTCAATGCTGGATCAATATTCCTTGTGGTAGTGGTGCCGACTACTTCTAAAGTTGTGCCGATTAATGCATTTTTGGTTACTGCTAGTCCTCCAGCAGTTCTAATTGAACCGTTGCCGAGATTGGTAGTTCCCACTGTGCTATTAACAACCAAGTTTCCACTAATTTTGGTATTACCAATTACATCCAGAGATTCTTGTGGGCTGAGATTATTAACTCCAACTTTATTATCAAGCACTCGTAGTATTGTATTAGGTATACCATCACTGTTCAATTGAATATCAATACTGCTGCCTGCTGAAGAATTATAAATTTTAGCAGCAGTAGCTGAATTAGAAAGATTAAATGAACTGTCTACTCCAATATTGATACCTAAATTATTTCTTATATTCAATCCAAATTCAGTGGTGTTGGTAATGTCCGATCTGAGAAATTTACCACTGTCAATTACTACACCACTGACATTTAATCCGTCTGCTGATGTGGCTGTCCCGTACAGTTTGGGGGCAAATCCTCCTAGTCCAAGATCTGTTGTAGATGATAAATTCACCCCTGACCTAATTGCAAGAAATCCTGTAATAGAATTTTTTGGGGTGAAACTGTCTTTGCTGATAATTACAACTGGTTTGTCTTCTACATAAAAAGTCAAAACTACTTTGGTAATGTTATTGGTATCTATAATCTGCTCAACTAACGGACCACTTAACAGTCCTGTCGAAAAATTAGGGCCAACTAAAATCCAGTCTGTACCTGAAAAAACATATAGTTGTTGGTTTACGGTATCTACCCAAAGTTCACCAACTTTGCTTTGTTCAACAGAAGGAGCTACAACACTCTTTTGAATATCGCTG